GGTAAGGTTCTTTACAAGACCAGATTCTTTTACTAATACGTCAATCGCATAGTTTGAACCCTGATCAATTACGATGTCATAGTTGGCTGCACTCATTAACTTTCTCCATGATGAAATTATATCCCAAAGGACATCCTTAGTCAAGTATTATTTTTTTCGTGGTGTTTAACTAGGTTCTGTTGGCCAATCTCCTTCTTGAATATTAGGCCAGTTTGAATTACTAGGTAAATCTCGAAGAGTTTGCCTATAAGTTGCCCACTCTGCTTTCTTAGAATCAGTTAGCGGCCCCCCAGGAAGCTGAGTCCAGTCTGTAAGAAAAAGCTCGTTATCTCTGTCCTTCTTAATCAGTTTTGCCAAATCTGCATCATCTATTGTTTGTAATTCACTGTCAGATTTTGAAACTACTGCGCCATCTACAACTTTATATCTATTAGTATTAGTAACTGGGTCAGAGACTTCTAATATACTTTCTCCCGAGGGGACATCAATAAGATTTCTACCGCTTTCAGAAACATGACCAGTGCCTGTAATATTACCATTTGAGTCATAGAAAATAAAATTCATCTTTTTAGCTCCAATACAAGAATTGACCTTTCTACATAGTCTAACGATGGAGAGTTAAAAGCCCCTCCAGTCTGATCTCCTATTAGATTTATTCTATTAGTTCCTGTTACCGCTGACGTTACAGAGGCTCTTATATCCATCTGCTGGTCTCCCTCCTCCACCGACATTTCACTTGAACTCACAAGAGTTCCTGACGTTGCACTTGTCTGACTACTACAATTTTGTCTTATACTAATAGTAACCCTGTAAAACCTTCCATTAGTAGGGTCTGCTACAAAACTTCCAAAAATGAATAGGTCTCCCCCTGCACTATCAATAGTCGTAGTTGCTACTACAACTGGCAGCTTCGTTGCGGATGCCGCACTTCCGCTTAGACTTTGAGCCCCCGAAGCAGAAATGGCTCCTTGGCCAATTTGATTTGTATTTACTCCTCCAGTTTTAATAATTAGATTATCACCACTTCGAGATAAAGTAATTCCATCAATATTTATACGTTGTGCACTCAAGGTATCCGAAGTAATTTTGGTGGCACTAATAACATCGATCATTGCATTTGAAATTGCAGCATTTGCAATTATACCTGACGTTGCAGTAATAGTGTTTGTCGCTATTCTACTTGCAGCAATACTTCCTGTTGTAATCTTAGCCCCATCAATAGTTGTAGTATTATTATTTATTGCGGTAGCAACACCTGATAAATTATTTAGATCATTAAAACTCCCAGAAAAGTTAGAATTACCTGTTCCAGCTCCCACAGCACTTCTAAAGGTAGAATTATTATTTATTGCATTCTGTAAAAATGTTTGATTAAAGCTATTTAGATCATTAGCAGCCCCAGAAAAGTTAGAATTACCTGTTCCAGCTCCTATAGCATTTCTAAAGTTACTAGCATTACTTACATTTAAATCATTAGCATTTCCAGAGAAGTTAGAATCTCCAAAACCACTTACATTAGAAGCATTAAGATTTGAGCCGCCCTGACTAAAAGTTCCTCCACTAAAGGTAACAACTCCTGTAAAATTAGTATGTTGAACAACACTGCTGTAAGCAACTGCAATTGTAGAGGAGCTAGCACTTGCTTCTATTCCAAAATAACGAACAGTCCAATGAGTATTCGTACTACTAGGGTCCTGTGGACGAGGAGTATTTTTCCAACAGTTTGTAGTACCTCCATCATTAATCCCAGAGCCAGTAACTATACCTGTAGAAAATGTATAAGTATTACCTCCAGGTGCTCCAGGTGCTCCTGACGAAGTTTTTTCATAATATAAATACCCCTGAATACTTCTTAATCCATCGGGCCCAGCTTGACCATCAGTGCGTTGTGCATATATAACAGGGGCTGACCACGAAGAGTCTTGAGGAGAGTTCCCATCAGACGTAAATGTTCTTGTAATTACCCAAACTTTGTCACCATTTGCACTTATGGAGGGAACAGAAAAGTTCCAAGCAGTATTACCGGTTCGAGGATTACTGTAGCTACCTGCGGTAGTGCTATAGCTAGGAGTAGAAGAACTCTTTTGGTATAAATTTACTTGTCTTGCACTTTGTCCTGCAGGGCCTTGTACTGTTTCTCCATCAACCCTCTTAAACGCAACTAGTGGAGTACTCCACGAAGAATCCTGAGGGGAGGTACCATCAGACGTAAATGTTCTTGTAGAAGAATATACCTCATCCCCATCAGTACTTATTGCAGGTACAGAAAAACTCCAGCTTGAATTACCATTTAAAGGATCCGCAAAAGTACCGGCAGTAGAACTTATGGTACTATTATTTTTTCTAAATATTGTAGAAGTTCTTGAATTTACTGCATCTGTTCCCCGTAAACTTCTAAAAAATCTTTGAGTTTTTATAAAAGTACTTTCAGTTCCAGTGGTATCTTTTACCACTACAGTAAACTCAATACGTCCAGCATTTCCACTCATTCCTGTAATGTTTGCAAGAGAATGAGTATTACTAGTAGTTGTAGCAGCTCCGGCAGTAACGTTAAAAGCATTTACATTAGTAACCCTAAAACTGGGGGTAGCAAAAGGGCTACTAGAATCATAGTTTAGTTGTGTAGAGCCTAAAAATACTTCTAAGCTTGCGGAAGTATTTGAAAAGTCTAAGCTATTATCTGAGTTAGTTGGTATAGTTGCATTATCATTGCTTAGCACAATACTTATACCATCAACAGCTCCAGATGCTTGTCCTAATACACCACTACTTGCTTTAGTAGGCTGAAAAAGAGAAAAAACAGTTTTTATCTGAGTGCCAGAACTACCTATAGAACGAGTATCTACTGCGTACCTAACCCAATAATATCTGCTTACAAAATCTTGCGTAGTAATTGAATCAGTATAAGTATCAGACTTAACAGTAGCTATTTGTTGTGCTCCAGAGCCCCCAGTAAATGAAGACTGATTATTTCTCCATATTTCTACAGACCAGTTTGCTCTATTATAGTTTGCTGCATGACTCCAGTTAAGTACAATACCGCCCCTCTCATTTGTAGTAGCAGTAAGGCTACTTGGAGATATAGGTACAGCAGAGCCCCCAAAACTACTCTCACTTCCTATATATTGAAGCTGTCGATTTTCTTCTTGTACTAAAAAAGCATCATCATTGTGTTCTTCCGCAGAAACACTAACTAAACAGTCCGCTGTTAATCCAATGTTAGATATTCTAAATAGCTTTTGATTAAACCCAAATCGCGGATAAGTTATTCTTATAATTTCTCCTGGTAAAAGTAAAAATCCCTTTGGAGCCATTTTAAAATTAACACTCAATCCATAGCGTGATCTTTCTAAGTATTGCTTTGCGTTTATTCTTGCATTGAAATAATTTGTTATATTTGGAGTTTTTATATCACCCTTTTTGGGCATATTTCTATCTTCTTTCAGATAGTCAGAATTAAAGAATGTTACAGAACGATCCTCAAATCTATTTGAGGGATCGGGAATAGAAACAGATACTGTATTATATGTTCCCTTAAGGCCCGAATCTTCAATTTGTATGCTACCTATTATATCATCTTCAGTAATTAATCCGGGATAGTAAGTAGTAGACCCAACAGTAACAGAGTCTAAGTTTGCTGCTGCTCCTGCAATATCCAAAGTATACTTACCTGAGCTATAGCGAAGAAGACCATTAAACTGTAAAAGCATATTATTAATATTATCAAAAACAGGAGACCCTGTATCAACAACAGTATTTGTCTGATGTCTTGTAACATGTCTTTGATGTTGAGCTTCCCAGCCAAGATACTTCCAGTACTTAACAAAATCAGAATCATACAAAGAGTACCCACTCAAATAGCTAGCAGTATTTGCACTGTATTTCTTAACAACAGGATTGCCGTCAAAATTTGCTTCTGATGTGTCAATATCTATATCAGTGCTTGTTCCAACTTTCCTTAAAGTAACAGTATCAGAGGTACCGGATGGAGCACTACTTGAAGTTCCTGTTCCTGATTTAATATAAACGTTTCCTGCATGCCAGAATAAATCTCCGTCCGTATATGTTTTCCAATCAAACCATTTATTTCCTAATTTTCCAGAACAATCAGTAAAGGTTACTTGTTTTTTAGTTCCGGCAGTTTCAACGGTTTTTACTTTTCCATGCCAAAAAGTAGTTCCGGTTGCAGGAAATCTATACTTCTCTCCTACGGCTATAGAAACAGAGCCTGCGAACTGTACTGTAACATCCGAGGGAGTATCGCAATCTCTTGCTGCAGCTTTAAACCCCTCTAAGTCAATATCATTTGTAAGATCAAGGCCTTTCCCATATCTTTTATCCTGTAGATAATCTAATAATTGTATAGCAGGATTTATACTAACTCTATCATCGCCTTCGCTTAAAATAGAAAAGGAAAAAGTAGTATCAGGTATCATATCTCCATCGAAAGCCATATCTACTTTTGCGAACTTATTTGTTCCATCATAGTCTATAATTCTGCGAGTTTGTACTCGGGCACTACCATCACTCTCTATTTTGGTAAGAACAATAACTTTACCTATATAGGCATTATCACTAGAGCTTGCATCGTTAGATAATTTTACAACATTTTTTACCAGTATTTTATTAATACCGGCAGCATTAAAATTAGCTACACTATCATGTGCGATATTATCAGCAATACCAGGATTACTAGAGGAGTAAGTAAATAGTAGGTCTTCTGAGTTTAGATTATTAATGTAAGCTTGATCAGCAGTAGTAGGGAATAAAGAAATTCTTACCCCAGTAAAGTCCTCCCAAGCTTTTGCAGTATCAGAAGTACTTGAAATTGTAACTTTTACACCTTTACTTGTTCCGGCCGCTACAGAAGCTACTGATTGTTCTAGTTTTGCTCCAACTGTACCTGTAACGCTAGGATTATCCCATGTTTCAAGATAGTATTTATTAGAGGATTGCTGCATATAAAATGCGGTAGTAAGTCCAAGTCCTAAGTCTTCTAAAAATTGAACTTTTTGTATACTTGCTCCATCTCTACCAGAGGTAGTAAAGATGTCTTTAATAGTCACACTAGAGATAATAGTAGAATTGTCTGAAGTTTTCTTTATATCAACAGTATCTCCTAGATTAAAGTTACTTATAGCTGCCGAAGTTTGAGAGTTATCATTCCCGTAGGCACGATCATAGTTATAAGAGTTTATTAGTTTTCCTCTAACAACAAAGTCTACCTCTGGGATTGAAGTCTCACCCTCTCCAATAGTGTATTGCGCTACAACATATGCTGTATCTAAAACTCTATGGTTTGTTCCCCAGTAATTTTGTTTATTACCCTCAAAATAATCTCCCTGTATCTTAAAACTATTTGATTGTGCTTTAGAAACAAGCAAAGCATCCGCCCTTTGTCCTCTTTTTCCTGTATGGACAATAAACTTTCCATCTATAGGCGTTTGTATTGAATGTCCGCTTTCATGTATTAATCCTGTGCCAACACTTGTACCTGTTGTTGAAGGCTGATTAGCAAAAGACGCACTTACTTCATCAATAATATCTTCGACTCTTCTGACTTCGCCACGTATTGCGGCAATACGATAAGCTTGTTCAATAGCTTCACTTAAGCTTTGAGGACTAGATGTTGTAGCAGAAATAGATGCAAGTACATCTCCTCTGTCCATTCTTCCTGAGCAAAGTACATCGATAGTGTTTTCGTCTGTTTGAGTACTTCTAGTATCATTATCGTTTTTATCTAAACAAATTGAGCTAGTATCATCAAAGTACATATCATAGACACCACCTATTTCTCCTTCACAAAGAGCGTATGCTACAAAAACTTGTTTAGAATCAGTTTTATCTGTATCTACAAAAAAGGGGATACTATCTATTTTTTGTACACCATAAACAACAGGCAAATACTTTGCATCAAGATTAAATCGCAGATCGGTTTCTCTATCAACTTCTTCTTCATATGTGATCTGCTTATACTTTGAAAAGCCTAAAAATTTCTTTTTCTTTTTTAACTTATACCTAGTTTCCATCACTTGATAGATAGCTACTAAGTTTATAGCTTGTTCGGAGTGTAAAAATCCTAAATCATTAGCATACTCAGGACGAATTAAGGCGGATCTATCAGGTATAGCATTACCATCCAGTGCTCTATGTTGTTGGTCAGACGTTAGCCTTCCATTTACGCTTTGGAAGTCTCCCCAGTGGCTGGTTACTCCCCAAGATATTTTTGACCCTTTTGCAGGATCCTCTGTTAAATTAGCTGTTCCAATTATTCCCTTAAAAATAAGATAAGGAGCCCCTATAATTCCTCCAGTAGTAGGATTAATATGAGCCTTATAAATTTGTACGTCTCGATTTATATAGCCCGCATAACTTGCATTAGTTTTATCTGCTAGTATTCCATTTACTTCGGGGGTATCAAAAGTAAGAGTAGCAGCTCTTGTGCTCGAATCAGCGGAGAGACTTCCAATTACAGCCGTTACTTCTATAGTTTTATTGTTATTTGCAAAAGCATCTATTCTTACTTTTATTCCATCATTATTACCGCCTGTTGCAGAAACACGTATAACATCTCCTTCAGAAAAACCTTCTTTTACCAAATCAAGATTAGTTATAATAGTAGAATTTGTAGTAGTAAAAATAACAGATGAAACAGTATTTAAGGATGTAGCAGAAACTAACAAATTTATAGAGCTTGCCCTAGCCTCTATTGTTTCATTTATTGTTCCTACTTGTAATAATTTACCCGCCAAATATGTCTGAATACCGTTTGAATTGCCGTCTGTAGTTTTTGATCCATCATCAAAAGCAATATCATGAGAGCCATCCGTAATATAAGCATAATCATTTGCTCTCTGACTAGAGCCGCCTGTGAGGGTTTTAAGGGGCTTTTCAAATTTTACTAAATGTGCATAGACAAACTCATCATTTTCTAATAATGAGGCCGTTAAAGTAGGGTTAAGGTTGCGAATTGTCATTATTGAATTTCCTCGACATTAAGAGAAAAAGAATATAAATTATTTGTATTTAGCGAATACTCTACAATATCAGATTTCATAATAACTTTTACAAGAGGATTTTTAAAAACAAAATCATCACCAGTTCCGGTAGCTTTTGCAAGCCCAGGAGTAAAGTGTATTCTTGCATCATTTGCCCCGGGACGAGTAGCTGAGGTATTTACTCCATCAGGATCATTCCAGTTAGCATTATTTTCTACTCGCGTAACCATATATGCTTTTGTATGATTTGAGCTTAATGAACTTGTTATTGTAAAAAGATCTCCTGGTTTTGGATATCCATGACTTGAAGGAGTATATCCAGTTTTTGCAAGAGTCATAATATTTGCTCCTGCCGCTCCATTATTACTGGCATCTAAGCTAGTATTTGAATTTATAAAGCTTGAAAAGTTTGCATCTCTTGGAAGCTGGTACTGTGGTAAAGAAACAAAAAACGGCTCAAGACTTGCTCGTCTATGTAATAAAAAAGAGCTTATAGGCTCAAACTCCTCTCGAGTAAGTGGATTATAGCTTATATTTATTTCCCAAGAATGGTAGGAAATTGCTCTAGAAATTAATATCCCAGAGTTAGTTCTAGTACGAGAAATTTTGTTATTTGATTTAAAACTTACAGAAGCAAATCCAGGTCCTGCTGTACCAATATTATGGCCCGCATCCCCAATAGAATTATTAGGATCTGGAAGTATATCTTGAAAATTTGTAAAAGTAGCCATTAGTAGCTCCTAACTCCTGCCGACTCAGGAGTATATACTGAAGTTGATACTCCCTCCATAAACGGTTTACCATAAGAATTAGAGGCTTCTCTTAACATTCCAATAATATTTCCTCTTTGAGAAACAAGAAGCTCCTCTACTCCTGCTGCATCAACTGTACTTATGTTAAATGTAACATTTGATGCGCCACCCATTCCAACATCTTCATTTGGAACGACTCTTCCCGGAACTTCAGGCACAAATAATTCGGGCCCCTGTTCGCCTACGACTAATCCTGCTGAACCGCCCTCTGCTCTATATCTTCCTGCAAAACTAGGCTTAAAGTTTTGTGGACCACCCGTTCCTGATTCTCCTCTTAAATAACCAAGCTCTCCGGAAGCTGACTTGGTTTTAGCCATATCAACAGCGCTTGCTCTTTTACCCAGACTAATTGATGAAGGACCTGCTGAACTAGATTCTCCACTTCCTCCTCCCTGAAAAGAAGTGCCTGCAATAATAGCAACCTGAGCTGCACCCATTGCTGCAACTAAACCTGCTAGCGCAAAATTCCACGGTCCCCAAGGTTTAGAGCCTAAAGCTCCGACTACGCCTGCAGCCGTACTTGCTATAGCTTGAGCTATCATCATTTTTTTATTAACTTCAAAAGCCTTTCTTGCTTGTGCCTCTTTTTTCTTCTCCATTTGTGCAATCTTTTGTAAGCTAGCTTTTGATTTTCCGTCACGTTTCTTTTCTGCTTCTATCTGCTCCTCAATCGTAGCAATATTTCTCTGATATCCTGCCTGAAGAATATTATTTACGGCCCCTATAACATTTGCAATAGTATTGGCAACAGCTCCAAATTTTTCCATTTTAGTAGAGTCTTTATCGATTTGTTCTCCTAAAGTTACAAAAGAGTCTGCAATTGTAAAAACTCCTTGAGCCATTGAAGCTATAAATTCTCCATCCGGACCAAGTTTAGACATTTCTTCTATAAATCCTGAAACAGATTCTTTGAACAGCCCTAGTTTTTCTCTAGGATCCATGCTGTCTAATAAATCTTTCATATTATTTATGCCGGTATTTCCATCTCCAGCATCAGTACTTAAAGTGTCTTTTATGCTTTGAAATTTTTCAAATAAAGTACCCGTTGTTGTCATAGCTGCCTTTGCAGCATCAATAAGAGCGCGCTTTCTTTCCTCACCCTCGAGTTGAATAATGTTTAATGATAAGTCTCTTTGGTCTTCTGCATTCTTTTTTTGCTGGTCTTGAACAGCCTTTAGAGACCCCCTAATACTTTTAAAATTATCTATTGCTGCCTTATCTAACAAACCTGCAGCTCTTAACTGCTCTTCTACTAATTGAAACTTAAGCTCTGTGATCAGAGCTTCACTATTTATAACTTTAATTCTTAACTCATACTCTTTTGCAACTGCTGTTTCTCTTTCTTTTCTAAATTTTTGGAATATAGCTAGTTCATCCGCGGCAGTAAGATCAGAGCTGCGCTTTTTTGGATCACTTATATTATTAATCTTTGCCTGAACTCTAGCTGCCTTAGTTCGGATATCTAAAGATTTATTAATTGCTTCGTTTAATTTAAGCTGCAGGTCTAAGGCTGCTTTTTGCTGATCAGCCTGCAGCATTTGAACCCTTAAGCCATCAGTTAGTGAATTATTATACTTTGTTTCGCCATCTAGTTGAGCCTGTCGTAAATCTTGTTGAGCTAAAAGTTCTTTGCCTCTTGCTTCAAGAGCCTCTGTTCCTTGATAAATTTGATTTATTGCTAATTTTTGATCATCTATTTCTTGTTGTCGGAGTTTAAACCCTTCATTCCTTAGTTGAAAACTTTTTTCTAGCGCAGCTACTCCTTCGTTTGCTACTATTGTAACATCTTTTTGAGCTTGTTTATTTTTTGCAAGCGCATTTGGAAACAGTTTAATTCTGTTTACTGCTTCTTCTAAGCTTTGAATATATTTGTCAAGAAACTCTTTTCCTTCCCCACCAAAGGCTTTCTTCATTTCTTCTCCCGCTATATCAAACCCCATATTTTCTAATTTGGTTCTAAGTTCGGGAGTTAACTCTTCTATATTTGTAAATTCGGCTCGAACTCCCTTTGCTGCATCTAAAATTTTATCATAGGGAGATGTCACTTTTGCCCCTAACTTAGACTGTTCATCTGAAAATTTTTGAACAGTACCGGTTAAGTTAGTTAAAAATGCGCTGCCTTTCCTCGAGTCGTTTTGTATTGACTCCAATAAGTCTAGGAGTTCATTTTTTGTTAGAGTACTTCCTAACTTTAGAAATTCTTCTAGCTGAGCAATTTGAGGCGACATAAACTCAGCAACTTTAGGAGAATTTTTTAAATCTTCAATAGATGTTTTAATAGACTCAATAGCTTCGGGACCAATTTGTCCTAAACTAGTAAAAGTAGATTTATTACTAGCGTTTAAAGTGTCTAGAATACGTAAATTTGTTTCAATTGCGGCCTTTAATTGACGCTCTTCTCTTCTTTGAACACGAGTTAATTTACCCGCGTCTTCTAAATATCGCAGCCTTTCTTTGTCTTGAGTAATTTTAGCAGATGTAGATATAATTTGAGCATTATTTTGGTCAATTGTATCCTTAGCAAGTTCTCTTTCTAAATCAATAGTTTTTTGTATTGAATTAGCAACTTCTAGCTGTAGTCCTAGTGCTTTCTTTTGACCGTCGACTTGTCTTTTGCTTCCTTCTACTGTGGATTGTACAAATTTTTCTTCTACTTTTATTGCTCTTTCTGTACCACTTCTTATTTCCTCAAACTTTTTCTTAGTTTCATCCTCTGGAAAAAATCTTTTTGCAAAAAAGTCATATAGTAAAGGTCCAAAGGATATAAGTAATCCGATGGGTCCAAGTAAAGCAAAGAAAGCTTGACCAAGAGCACGAACACCTAGCATTGCAGCAAATGCTCCTGTCTTTATTACATTTAAGGTACTAGCATAAAGAGTATTTTTGACGCCAGATACAGTTTGAGCTGCCATATATTGGGATATACTAGCGCCAAGAGTTTTGAAACCCATGGATAAGTTTCCTTGCGCTAAATTTTCTAACCCAAGGGTTGCTGTTAGTTTAGAGGACGCGGTTTGATGTAACCTTACAGAGGTAATTAATCTTGTTCTTTCTACTCTAGCGGCGGCTAGTGCTACTCTTTTGTCTTTCAACTTTATTTTTTCTGCTTCACTCGTTGCAGTCATTTTTTCGAGGCCAGTTTCATGCTGAGAAATAGTTCTATTTAAACTAGTTAAGCCTTCTTTATAATCACCAATTCCTTTGGAGCCATCTTTAAGTCCATCTAAAAATTTGTTATATTTAGTAGTTGATTTACCTACAACATTCAATCCTTGTAATTGTTGTTTTGAATTTTCTGCTGTTTGTGTTGCAACGTCAGCCATTGCTTGACTTTGTTCGGCTAAAGCAGGCAACATTGTTCTTGATATTGTTGAGGCAAAAAGTGCTAAAGAGCCAGCAAGAGCCACTTGATTATTTGCTAATAAATCTACAACAGGGCGCAAGAAAGTATTTAAGAATCCGATTCCTTCCTTTACTAAGTTATTAAAAGCGGCAGCTAATTGATTGTAGGGGTTTGTGTCTACAGAGTCTCTTAGCTGCCCGAACTGCTCTCTGCCTGCTTCTATTGTTGCATTTAAGAAAGCTTGTCTTCGTTCAAACTGAGATAAACTATCTGTAGACTTTCCTATTGATATTGCGTATTGCTCGACAGCATCATCTAGCCGAACCATAATACCTAATTCATCAAGAATTTCTGGTTCTAGTTTTGCAGCACCTCTAACAAGACGATCAAAGGAGTCTGTTAAGTCTCTTCCGAGAGCTTTGGAAGCACCATCAGCAACTTCTGCTAATTCTTCTAGTTGCTTGGTTGAAAAACCGGATGCAGTTGCTAAAGCAGCACTTCGTAATGCTTGTTCAGTACTAAGTGCATTATCAGTTACAGCTTTTAACTTTGATACAACTAAGTCAAGATTCCTTCCAGCTGAGTCACCAAAGAAGGCAACACTTTGCTCTAGCTGAGCAAATTCTGCAGCTCTTTGTAGAGCACCAAAAGCTGCAGTTGCAGCAAATACGTTAGCAGCTAAAGTTGCATATGCACCTACAAGGCCAGAGCTTCCGGTCATGCTTTGGTTCATCTTAGAAAAAGCTTTAGTACTATTTGCTGTAGCTCCTGCTACTCCTTTTTCTCCCTTATGATACTTACTTCTTTTTTTAGAGGTTTTTTCCGTAGACGCACCAAGTTCATCAGTAGCTTTTGCAGCTGCCTTTGATTTTTTAGCAACAATATCTAATGTTCCGTTGTCGGAGATTCGTACTGTTAAATTAACTTCGTTTGCCACTGCTCTGTCTCTTTAGCTTTTCATACTCCTTCTTCATTTGTTCTGAAGATTTTTTAATTGTTCTGGAATCTAACCAGTGTAGTATTTCAAGAAAGTATTCTTTATCATCTATCCCGTAAATATTCATAATATGAGATAAATTAGTATAATCTTTTCCGGTATATCCTATCTCAGGATATACTCTATCTCCAAGTAAATTAAAAGCGGAAATAGCATCTATTACTATTTCCGGAAAATCGTTTAAGTCTGGAGGAATCTCAGATTCTACAGGCTCTTGCTCCATTTGTTCCTTCATCGTGAAATATTTATCACGAGTCATTCCTGTATCAAGATTTCGAAACATCTGGTCGAGGCGGTTTAGAACTTCCTCCTTTTGGCTTGCTACGAAAGTTATCTAAATCAAAGACTACCTCGTTGAGCCATGTATCAAATTCACTAGAGTTTGCCACAAGAAGTTCTGCGTTTTCTAAGCTATAATCAACTTCCGCTTTTGGATCTTGTCCACTTGTATCAATTAGAATTAATGTCTCTAAGCTTTCTAGAGTTAATCCTTTCCAACCTTTTATGCTTGCTTTTGAAAATTCTTCTACAAACTTATCCTCATCGAGATTTTCCATAAGCTGTCGAGTTTTCCTATCGAATTTTTGGGAAGTGCATCTTTTTCGTAAAAGAGAAAGCTCTTTTCTTGATAAGTTTACAACTTCTACACTAAACCCCGATAATCCAGGAAAATCGATCCAGGTTGATTTACTATCAACCATTAATTTTTTAAGTTCCATTAATGACCTCCTCAGTCAGTTTCGTATTTAAGTATAGTAGCTAAATTACTAGGATTTGCTACAAGCCTCCAATCATAGTTTTGTTGGTATAAATCTCCAACTCCCATTCTATTTGTGAAGCTACAAAGGGCGGGCCCAAAAGAAAATCCCCTAAAGGCTCCTCCGGATAGTCCATTTCCAGCTTTAACAGTCATAGACACAGAAGTATTCCATGTATTCATTGTACTGCTATTTGTATCAGAAAGATACTGAGAAATAGAGCCCGCAAGAATTTTCTTTGAGATTGTGAAATTCGAAGGATACATCGAATTTGCAGCAGAGGTAACAGCGAGAGCGCTGTGTATAGTTTTATAGGGCGTCCATTTTACTTCATTTTGTAGTTCTAAGGAAATAGATATAATACTATCCAAAGTACTACCTCCAATATCTACAGAAATAATAGGAGCTACTATGTGTGTTCGAGTCGCGCTTCTTGAAGCGAGACTTCCTGTTACCGTGGCATTCCTTGTTAGCTTTGCTGCTTCTCCTTGAATATCAATACTCAGGGGTCGTGATTTCTCAATTACGAACACTCCATTTGTTATGACCGCAGTTTCTAGCTTAAAAGTTTCGGTATCAGTTATTACAAAAATATCAAAAGAGACTCCTGATATAAGTAAAGTTTCAATAATAGTAAAGTCACTTTCTACTAAAGCAGGTATAGTAAAACTAAAGTTTGCTCTTCCTGCTGAGTTAGTTATACTACCTTCGAAAAACTCTTCTGTATGAGCAGCTTGTATTGCTCCATGCAAAGTTCTTACATCATAGCTTTCTTCTCTAAAAGTTTGGTTAAAGCTTATATCACTTATGTCTAATTTATGGCGATTTCCCCCAGATACAATAAAGACAGAGCTGTTTCTTTTAAAATTATAAGTTGGCATTGTCTTTTACTCTCCGAGAAACCCTATTCTCCTTTGACTACCGTATAGTATAGTTCACAAGAGGATAAATGTCAAGAATTATTTTTTATATGTGTAAGAAAAAAGGGGCCGAAGCCCCTTTTCTTATAGTATTAACCCTTAAGGTCGATAGGTTAAACTAAGCTCATCCGCAGCTGTAATTGCTGAAGGAAGTGCCATGAAATTAGTCTCCAAAGAAATAATATCTTCAATACTATGCGTTGGTATTTCAACGTGACACGTAGGCATAGCAAGCTCTAAGCCTGTCCCTGTTGCTCCACCAACTTTAAAAGTCAAAGCAAATGAATTAGTTACAACATTTGTGATTGCTCTCAAATCAGTAAAGAAGTCATTTGAGGAGTTATTCTGATTTGCTCCACTTGTATTTTCAGTTAAGTAACAAGTAAAAGATCCAGAAACATTTCTTGTTCCTGTAACGTGACCAATAGGCACGTTTACTAGTCCGATCTCTTCTGGAGTAATATAAGTATTATTATTTGAAATAGTAATACTTCCACCAGTAAGAGTAAGTACATAACTTGCTTCCAACTCATTTGAACCATCGCTATCAGGGTCTTGGCTTGTAGGAGCAATCGTAAGGGTAGTTAGTCGATTACGAATAAAGTTAGTTGTACTCGTAGTTGCTTCATAAACTTGAGCAGTATGACTACCTCCGCTTCCTGTGAGAGTAACAAGCAGTCTATGTTGATCATTTGAAACAAGAACAACGTCACCAATTGCAGAACCTGTTCCACTTGTTGGCTTACTTCCAGACGCAGCTACTGCAGTATTTGCAGTATGGTCTGTTAGATTAGTAGCATTTCCTGACCAGTTAATTGTAGCAATACCATCAATATCAAAATCAAGTGTTGCTTCATTTACAGTAACGCCTGCCATTTTCATAACTGTAAAGTTTGCATCTCCAAGTACAAAATAAATATTTGCAGTTCCAAGAGTCGAAGACTGAGATTGTGCAAAAGTAACAGTCATGTTAGATCCGCCGGGTACAAGAACGTCCGTAGGACTACTTGCTCCATCATCGTATTTATCTGAAGCATAGTTTTTTGCACCAGCCATAAGTGCCCATAAAACTTCTTCCACAGCGTGTACTTCTGCAGATGCATCAGCCGCACCTGTTCCGGACCCTGCGGAAGTAAAGGGTCTTACATACGTTGAAAAAGACCATTCTGCTGGTGCAAGAGAATCGTTAAACGCTCTTCGACCACGACGAGATACGCCACCTGCAGATTCCATCTCATTAAGGTTAATTTCCGTACTGTTTGTAGCTTGAGAGAAGCTAAACCCATCTAGTACAGGGATTGACCATACAGTGCCATCAAACTCCAAAAACATCTTGGTGTCGCGGCTAAAATATAATTGTTCTGCCATAGTTTTCTCCTATGAACTTGAAAAGACTTGAACGTGAACGTTTGTTCGTGTCAGTATTTTCTTAATAACGAACCTCTATAAGCATTTCTCCCACACCTAAAGGCTCTAATACGCCTTCATCAGTATCAATACTGATGACGGACATTTGGTGAACGTTGTAAATGGTATTTAATTTATCTGTGTACTGTAAGTTAGAGTTAGTTTCTATTACAGTTTCAATGTCCTCCATAACTTCATTCAATTTTACTTGAGCATCTTCCTCTTGAACGTATATACGAATTGTAACAGATAAATATCTGTCTTTAAATCCGCCTCCTTGATACTCTCTTGTTTCGGATCCTGCATTCAAATGAACAGCAGGAAAGTCTTCTACTTCATCCCAAAACTTTAATCTTCCTGAGACATTATTATTGAGATCAGTAAGAAATTGTCCTGCTCCATTTATAGTTTTAAGAGCAGTTACTAAAGCTTCAATAATATTTGATCTTTTGGAAACGTAATCTCTTATAGCCACTACACTCTCCTAGTATATAGTCTTCCTATTAGATACTGCGACATAATCTCTCTTATTGATTTATCAATAAGAACTCTAGGGTCTCTATCTGTACTAGAGAATCTTGTGCCACTACTACTTTCAAATACTTGATAAGGATCTTTTCTATAAGTATATCCTATACTAGGAAAACCTTGGTTAGTTGTTGCCATATCTACAGCCCTAACGCTTGCAGCAAAACGCCCTGTTCTACTCTCTAACGCAGGAGGGTTCATATTTCTAAGAATAGCTGTAGGTAGCTTAGCATTCAAAACTCCAAGTATATTTGCTAAATTTACTGACGAACTTTTTGCCTTAGTCTTCCTATTTGTAGCAATATTTTGTTTTTTAGTTGCAGCAATAGATAAGTTATGTCCTGCTTCTCTATTCTTAGTTTTTGCCTTGCCTTTAGTTTTAAATTGTAGTTTTCTTGCGTCAATTTTAGCATCTATTTTTACTTTTTTACCTTTAGCGGATTTTTCTATAAAAGGCTCTATTGCACGAGCAATCATTCTATCTCTAATACTAGGTGATCCTTCCATTTCTACTAAAGTTTTTGATCCTTGTTCTTCAAAAAATTTTCTTAGTAAATTTAAAGCTGCTGTTTCTCTTGCCTGCTCAACTCCTCTGTTTCTATACTTACTTTGAAATGTTATGTAAGGGACATAATCTGCTCTTACTTTTCCTGCTTTTGTAATATTTGTCTCATAGTTTGTAATAACATTTTCTATTTCAGATCTGAACTCTGCATGTATTTCTCCGCTTTTTATTGCATTATCTACATAATCACGAAGGTCATCTTGAATTTTTAACATAGTTTCAGGATTATCAACAACTGTATCCAGTTGTGATAGTCCACGTTGCATGGTTAAATTTGATACTGCATTGCCGTCTGAACCATGTCCTCTGTCAACAGCCGCTTTTAATTGTTTTAGCTGTTCTTCTGTTCCTGTTACTACTTCGTCTATTATTTCTTTTTTTAAGGATCTTAGAACTCCGAAACTTTGTACAATAAAAGCCTCTTTTCCTAGCTTTTCAAAAAGAGCTGTATCTTTTTCCGCAATTACTTTTCCCGCAGGAGTGTTCTCAATAGTTTCATCACCCTTGCTCCAAAGTAATGCTTTTTTAATATATTTATTTTGTCTGTCGTTTGCTTTTTTCCTGGCTGTACCCAGTTTTCTTCTATCAACCTTCAGACCTTTTAGTCTATCTTTTCCATACTTTTCATTAATATCAGCTATTGCGTCCTTAATAAAAGATAAATCCTCTAAGTATATTACCTGAGGGCGAGTACCTTGTATGGCTTTTCTTGTACGCTCGTTTTCTTCTTTTCTTAGTAAACGAAGTATTTTTTCATTAAGAGTTTTTCTTACATTAGATCTTGACATTAAAAGTTCTTATACATATCCAGTACTCGTTTGATATGATCGGGTAATCCTCCACCATCTAAGCTACTGGTTCCTGGGTTGTCTAATGTTGCACCTCCCAAAGTTCTTCTTTGCTTATGCTCTTTCTTAAAATAGTAAGTAATTAAATCAACTACTGCTAACATAAGATCTAGCGGAATACTTGAGTATCCCGCCGTATATACTACCTCTACAGAGCCTACCCCCTTTGGGAAGTTTTTAAATCGCCCAGAAGAATCAGTGCGAATAATACTATCAGTATCCGGCTCTAAATAATACTCATGAGCTGTAGTTGTCAAAGTAGAATAAGATTCAGAATAAGCATTTCTTTCTTTTACACTTACGATAGTTTGAATAGGACTTTCCGTAAGTTGTACTACATGACTTTCCCAGTTAAGAGTAAAAGTTTCAGTCTTATTTGTAGAGAAAAAATCTACAAACGAGTTTGCACAGTAAGTCTTTACTAATTGACTCACAGCAGGTATAATAGTTTGAAATTTGAGATCGTTCGTTGTAGAATCAATCCCTTCAAACTCTTTGTATTTTGCTAACGTTATTAAGTCTGCCATAAGTCAATTAGTAAAAACTTGGGAGAGCGTGAGCTCCCCCAAGTTGCTGGTTATTATGCGTCAGTTCGTACCAATTTAACAACAGATACATCAGTTGTGCCATTGTTAGCAACGAGCTGGTTGAAGCCAAGGGATTGGCTAGCAACGATAACTCGACGCTGATTAAGAACTTCGTAATCTTGCTCTACGGATACACCGCGGAGACGTGGAATTACGTGGTTACGTACGTTAACTGCATAACCTACAGTTCCGCCGTTTGCACCATCACCTTCCAGTTGATCTGAAATAACTACAGGAGTTCCGAAGATTGCTCCGATAGCACCAGTAATCTTGGTGGCAACATCTGAGCCGACATCTGTAATGTCTGCGAATGCTGCATCTGAAATCAGATCATAGTAGCGCGCTTGAGAAACTACGTAAATGAGGTCTGAAGGATTAATACCATACTTACCCATCAACTTACGAGCTGCTAAGAATTCAGCTGCAGTTACTACTGTATCTACTGAACTACCGCCTACTGCATCAAGTGCGTCTACTTTAACAGTACCCGCAAGAGCTTCTAGGCCATCAAAACCTTGAGTTCCACCTGTGGTACCATTAAGGAGAGCATCGTCAACTGCACGTGCGTGTGCGCGAGCAACTGATTCTGTCAACATAGGCATTAGGTTTACGAGAACCTGCTCATCAATGTCATTGTCCATGAAAGTCGTGGAAACAAGACGAGTAGCCTTCAAGATTACTTGACGAGCATTAAATTGATTTGCATCAATTTGAGGACGGTTAGTCAAGTTACCAGCAGTAACTGTGTTACTACCCCAGGCTGCAGGTAAAGCATCCGTTTGGATTGGTAATACTTGAGTTGCGGAATTAATCGTGACTTCACGGAAAACTTGAGCAAGCTTAAGTTCCAACATAATTTCACGTTCAATTGCAGTTGATACGCCTTGAGCAATATCAGGAGCACCCGTAGTTACAGAACCAAGACCAGAGTCATACTCAAGACCAGCTTTTTCGCATACGTCTTTAGCATAGTCTGTAGCCCAACCTTTATTGGTCATAACACCAAGAAGGTGAGCATACATTAGTTCCTTGCTATTCTTCTCGATTGATTCAGCACGATTTACCGAACGGTCACCAAATACGCGCTTAGATTCACGCATTTTAGTAATTTCTTCGTTCTTTTCTTCTAGCTCTTTTTTATGCTGAGCAACTACTTCTCCAAGATCTGCATCTTTTTGATTTAGCTTAGCTTCAACATCTGCCATAAGCTTTTCTGTGCCGGACTCAACAGCAGTTACAACTGCTTTCTGAACTTCGGCTTCTTGCGTTGCTTTAACTTCTGCTTCTGCAGCAGCTTTTTCAACGGCTTCTTGTGCGGTTTTTTCTTCCGCAGCTTTTGTCTCGGCTTGCTTCATTGCAATTTTAGCAGCAGTCTCTTCTGCCACCTTCTTAGCAAATGCTTCCAAGTCGATTTCGGGAGTTTTTACTTCTTCCGACATTTTGATCTCCTTTTGGGTTTTAACCCCGTCCGGTGTGTCACTAGCTATATCTGATATATCATCCTTAGCCAGAGACTGACCGGCTAGATCTACACGATTGGTGAAAGTTTTCTTGAAGGCTTCATACTCTGTTTCAGAGTCAAAAGACTTCGCCAGAGAGAAAGTAGCTGCTTGATTGCAAGGTACGGATACTACCGAAACTTCAAACAACTCAGCGTCCTTTATCTTATATCCATCAGTTTCCGCTATATAATCAGCATCCTTGACTCGGAAACCGACAGAAAAGGCTCCAAGAACACCGTCTTTAACTAGTTCGCACACGCTTTCGGGTGCAGACTTGCTAATCTTTGCTTCTAGCTCTAAACCAGTAGGAGTAACCTTTACTCCAGTGGCTCTACCTATAGGCTTATTATAATCATGGTTAAAAAGAATAATAGGATTATTCTCAAAATTCTTTAAACCACCTTTTGCCCAGGCATCAGGAGAAATAGTATCTCCAGCACGATCAAAATGATCTGTGCTTGCCATTCCCCTAATCATCACACTACCGTCTTCGACTTCATGAGACTTAAAGGTAGAGGTTAAATTGAAAATTTTATTCATTATTCTCTATCTCGTCTGCATTTTCAGCAGCTTTGTTCAAAGCCTCTAACGGGCTAGGCTTGGAAACTGGAGGAGGAGGCGGAGCTTTTGGCTGCGATAGCTCAGGATATTTTAATACCAGCCCCCTTACTAAGTACTTCCATGCTTTAAAGCCTCTCTTAACCGCAACTGCATGAATAGCAGTTTGAGAGCCAACAATATTCAAATAAGACTTATAATCAATATCTAATGGAAGTTCGAATTCTTTAAAATGCGAGTACGCAGTTTGTAGTAATTTTTCTTTTTGGCGCATTGCCATAAATTAATCTCCTTCTGATTCTGTAGGTCTGCCACCCTCTTCAGGATTAGCAGCGCTGCCAGCAATATTTGCAGGAACTCTTACATCATCTTGGCCTTCTAGTACATCAAAGCCTAAGTTTTCTCTTGCTTCATTTGGAGAAATTATTCCGCCATTTACAAGAGAGGTGTAATAAGCTGCTGCATCCCTAAGTTCTGGCTGAAGAGCAGGTATGTTACTTATGTCTTCTCCTAACTCAAATCCAAAGTACCTTTCAAATCCATAATTTAGTTTTTTAACTATTGGAAGAATTGTTTCAAGATAATACATTCTTAAATTAGGACGAATGTTTGCATTATTGCCAGAATCTAGTAATATTGGAGGTACCCCTAATGCTTTTAGTATAATTTTTTCATTTTCTTGAATAGCATCTTGAAAATCTAAATCTCTAAAATTAGTATTAGAAATCTGATCTATCTCTATTCCTCCATCTAAAATAAGGGGCCTTTTGCCGCCTGAATCAGGTCTATAACGAAGAGTCCATGATTGAATCATTCGTTCTTTTATCTTCTCACTTAAAGTATTAGGACTTTTTAATACAAGCCCAGGAACTGCTCCATTCTTAAAAAAGTTATCTTGAAACTGCCGCATATTTCTCATTAGAATCATTGTTCTAAGTGCGGGCTTCAATCTTGAGACACCTCTATAAATAGAATAAAAAGAGTTGTCTTTAATATGAACTATTTCGTTTGTTTTATACTCTACCTGCTCATTATAAGAAAAATGACTTATATAAGTTGTATCACTAGAGTGTATTTTTACTTTAGAGGCAGGTAAGTGGTATAAATGTACTCCATCAAAATAAATAAAGATATTTCCATCTAAGATAAAGTCAGTAATTAGATTTCTTTTAAACGTACTTATATCTTGAAAAGGATTAGGCTCTTTATTTAGCAGTAAAGAGACTCTGCTTCGTTTTATTCCCTTCTGTATACTTTGAGTCCCTTGAACCTGAGGACCGACAGTAGTGGGTATTTCAGAAGCATCATCTACTAATAAATTTACGCCTCTATTTACAACTTCTAGATCTTCGTAGGCTCTTTCATAAGAAAAAGTAAACTCTCTGGAAGACTCTATTTTATGGTCATAGTATTGCTGAGCAGGATTAAGTTTTTCTTCTGCTTCAGTACTTCTTCCTAGTAGTCTATCCCACAATGCCATGTTTGTCTCTTTGAATCTGTACCCAGTTTTTTTGCTTAGTTGCAGTAGCTAAACTTGGGTCTCTACCGTAAATTTTATGTAAGGCCAAATGATGATCGCGGCATAGAGTTACTGTATGATCATAAAGTTCTGCCGAATGCTCTTGAATAAAGTCTTCTCTAAAAGAAAGAACGTTTTCGGGGACTAACTTATTATTCTTTACATAAGAATGTACCAAAGGAGCTAGTGTATAAAAATGGTGAAAGTCAAGATTAGTTTTCTTCCCACAAATATAGCATTCACTGCTTTTTTTATACTTATTTTTTGCCTTATCTCTTATGTATTTTACTATGTCTCTCTTCAAATCCATTTTTAATACCGAAATTATATCCAAGATGAGGTACCATGTCAAACACTATTTTTAACATGGTATCATTAAAACCCGCTACTGGAAGTTTGAAAAGAGTAAAGTGCGTAGCGAAGAGCATCTCCCATATGAGACGCTCTATTGTGTTTAGGCTTTTCTCTAGCGAGATTAGGATTGGAGTCCCACTGATACTGGTCTAAGCATGATAAAGCTTCTTTACAACTTTGATCTACTAATAGCTTGTTATTATCTACAATACTTGCGACGTGTGCAATACCATCCAATACTGACTTTTTGGCGTTAACTGTTGTAATATCATAGTTCTGTGCGAAGTCGAATCTAGTCTGTTGTGCGGCGGAATCGATGTAAATGTAGTCGATATCCCATTTGTCAATAAGTCTTTGAATTTCTGTAGCATGTTGTTCTGTAGTCCTTTCTGCATCTAAGTACTCGTCTAGTAAGTAATAGGTTTGCTCATCCCAATCATATCCTATAACGCAAAAGGCAGTGGGATCTCTGTACCCTACGTCTAATCCTGCGAACACATCCATCTTTTTTGTTTCTAACTCTTCTAAGTTACTTACACACTCTTGAAAGTCAAAACTCCAAATCTGTCCTTCGTAAGTATTAAAATCTGCTTCATACTCTTGCCTAAATTCGGCCTCGGACATAGATTTTTTAGCTTCGAGAATATCCACTTCAGAAACACGAGGATTATCCCTATAAGTAGCTTTAATAGACGCCCATTCTGGAAAATCATCTACAAATCCCCTATCAAAAAACTCGGCAAACCAATTATTTCTACCTCGAGGAGTAGAAATAAAAATTGCCTTCGAGTTATCTTTATCTAGAGTTGGTCTGAGGGCTACATTAAAAGCATCCCTACCATCCGCTAGTGCTGCCTCATCGAATATAATAAGGTCATATGATCTACCTACACAAGAGTCTACTTGATTAACAGAACCCATACGTATAGTAGAACCATTAGACAGTTCAATTACTTTATCTTTAGCATTGTCTCGTACAACTTCTAAATCAAAGTGCTTTATCAGAGTTCTCTGAAGATCAAAAGATATTTGAGAAAGAGCATAGTTTGGAGACATGATTAAAATATTAGACCCTGGAACAAGAGAAACCAGCTGACCAATAATGTTAGCTATATAGGTTTTCCCTTGACGTCTAGAGATAGCCGCGCAAACAAACCGATACTTTGGATTATTAATAGCATTTATTATTGCTACCTGAGAAGGGAGCGGAGCTATGCCTAAAAGTTCCATATACGGCTCTACAGGAAGTTTTAAAAACTTGTCCTGAGATATATAATCTGAAAGACTTTCAGAAATTATGTCTTTACGGCTAACTTCTATTGCCACGCTAAATTCCTATTGACTCGTCTTCGCCATTTCTACCCCGGTACTCATTACCGTCATAGTTTAACTCTGTCATGCTTTTTTGTTTCATTCGTTGATTCCAATGAGAGTCTAATAATTCTCTGTATTTAACTTTATACTCATTGTTGTCTACTTCATCTCTGTACTTCTTTTTGTACAAAAGAAGTTCTTCTTCCAAAGTAGCAATATATTTGTTTGCTATGGCTAACTTACTTTCTGCTTCTTTTAGACGGCTTATATTCATGTTTTTCCTGTATTAAGTTATTATCGTTTACTCATCCATGCGGATACTCCCATATACGCACCTACAACTCCTGCCTGTGCGATATAGAATAATCCTAGTAAATCTGCTAGTGCAGACACTCTTGTTTCAGATATTGAGGGAGTGAATAATACTGCACTAAACACTATCATTGATCCCATGGCTACCCAGGCCATCTTTTTCTGTGCTTCTGATTTTTCTTCACGAAGCTCTATTTCCAGCATATCTTGAGATCTTTTTATCTCTGCATCTGTCACCGTTCCGTCCCCATCAAGATCAAACTGATTATATTTAGAATTCTTTTCTAGTATCTTACTCATAATTTTACTGCCAGTAATAAGAATATTGCGATAAGATTAATATTAACCATAAATATTCCTATTCCTAAAATGGTATGGTACCAGATCCATCTGGTTTTATAAGCATTATCAATTGATAAATCTTCGGGGTCTGGGTCTACCCACACATCCTGATCTTTATCTTGCTTCCATAAAATTTTCCACCAACTCATTTATTTTATCAACCAAAGAAAAACACCGGTCCCTACAGTAAAGACTAACACAGCAATAGTAACTACTAAAGCGGCCTGTAACAATTCATGACTTCTTGCAGCTTTATTAGCTTTAGCTCTTGCAGCTCTTTTTTTAGCTGCTGCCACTGACTGTGCTTGAATACGCTTCATTTCATTATAAGTATCCATGTTTCCAGTCATAAGAAATAAGTCTTTTAGTTGTTTGTCATAGTCTTGTATTTTCTTTTTAGCAAGAGCTATATCCATTGCTTCTTTTTGAGTAAGAGTTATTTTTCCGGATTTAGCTTTAGCCTCTACTTCTGCGATTCCAGAAGCTGCTGTTGTTACTTTGGAAAAAACACTAGACAAACTACTAACATTGCTTCTGGTTTCTCTAAGAGTACCAATTGCTCCATTTACAGCATTAAGTGCGCCTATAACTGCGCTTACTTCAGCAATCATTACCACTTCACCTTATCAGCCCAATAAGCTGCTGACATCTTGCCTTTAGCAATATTTTTACGATGACGAGCTTTAAAAGATGCTCTCTTCGCTTTCATACGAGCAGACTCACCTGCTTTAGGCTTACCGGCAGTACTAGCTCCTTGTTGTCCAAATCTAATAGTCTTCACTTTAGTACCTACCTTAGCTACAACTATATGCGATTTTTTGGCGTGCCCAGGAGTACGTTTAGGCTTGTTAAACCCAGTTACCCCGGCCCTTTTTAATCTTGGATCTTTTTTTCTACCTTTTCTTTTTACCGCCACGTCGTTTTCTCTTCACGAAGGTGCTGACATTTGTCGGCTTCCCGCCTGGATTACCTGCAGCTCTTTTTCTTCTAATTGCAGATTTTCTTTGAGACTCTGTAAGGCGGGCGGCTTTGGACGCAGGAAGACATTTTGGATATTTTTTCTTGCCTGATTTGGTTCTTCCGCATTTCTCAAAGCCGCCACTTTTCTTAGGTCGAGAAATATCGACCCAATCTTCCTTAAACCATTTTGTTAAACCTCCCCGAGGCTTTGCCATTACTTTCTCCCTCAGCCTTTTTTACCGCGCTTCTTTTTAAGAATTGCTTTTCGTAGGGCGGGAGGCAGCTTCTTTTGAGCTGCAGTTAAGCCGCCCATAGACTTTTTCTTTTTACCCTTACCTTTTTTAGCTGGACGTCCTCGTTTCTTTCCGTATGTACCTTTTCCTGCTGGCATAGTTTTATCCCATGCGGTATTTACCGCCTTTGGCTTTATAAGTTCTTACAAGCCATCCATTTGCATAAGCAGAAGGGTATACAGCAAACTTTCGTTTAGCCTGTGCCTTCACTCTTGCATAAAGTTTTTTATTTGTAGGAACTGGCTTCTTTTTGGCTGTTTTCCTCTTTCTACGAACAGCCATAAGCTACTCGCCGTCTTCAAGAACAGGCTTGTCGCTTTCTCCATACCAGTCTGCTCGAGTTTCTTCTTTACTGCCGTTTTTTACAAAGTCTTTGGCTTCTTTTTCAGAGTCAAAGGTAGCAATGACTTCTTCATTGTTCCAAACTCTCCATGTGCCTCTTTTTTCATCAATTTCCATTTACTACTCCTCGCAGTTGCAATCGTGACAAACTTCATTGATACACTTCTTGCA